TCTACAGCCCGTTAACTCAGACGACAGGTATTTTGAAGGTTATCTTACAGTTGAAGTTCGAGATAAACAGAATGAAGTGACAATTGTGGATGAATTGTATAAAGTTCTTCCAATATGGATGGATAGGGGAGCACCAATTTCTGACACGCACAGTAATAGAATCATAGGAAAAGGAATCAATTTTGCAAAAACAATTTATAAAGCAGATGATGGAACAGAATATCCGGCAATTAAAATCACTGGAAAAATTCATAAAAACTATGAATTAGATAATGAAATTTGGAACAGAATCAAGTCGGGTGAATATAAAGGACTTTCTTTTGGCGGTGCGACAAGAACCAACAGAACTCCGATAATTATGAAAGATGGAACCATTGCATATGCTCTCAAAGAATTAGAGCATTACGAAGTTGCCGTTTGTAAAGATCCAGCAGTTCCATTAGCGTTAATTACTGATTTCAATCCTATTGCAAAAGCAATGACAGAAAACATAACTGATCGTGGAGATAAAATGGTTATTCAGTGTAGTAAATTTGGTTGCTATGTTGATAAAGCTGAAATACCTGAAGATGTAGAATTAAACAAACCTATTAGAACTGATGGTGAAGAAAAGAAATTTAAAGTATATGTTAAAGATCCTAAAACAGGTAAAACCGTTATTGTTAGATTTGGTGATCCCAATATGGAAATTAAACGTGATGATGATGAACGTAGAGAAAGTTTTAGAGCAAGACATGATTGTGATAATGCCAAAGATATAACCACCCCTCAATATTGGAGTTGTAAGATGTGGGAAAAAGATACAAGTGTTACAGAATATACTGAAAAAGCAACAGAGGAGGGAGAACAAAAAGAAGTTATGAAAGCAGATCCATCAGATCCAAATCCTGAAGAAACAGATCCAGAAAAAATTATGCAAAATGCAAAAGCGGCTGGAAGAAAAGGTTATGACATGTACAAAACTAATGAAGAGAAACCAAAGAAATTTGATCATGATCAAAGAAGTGCAGAATTATTAGGTGGTGGGGGTAAACCTGTTACAAAATTACTATTAAACATAGATGATAAAAAAGCAACTGAAAAAGTAATCAAATCAGAATATGTTAATAAACCATTTGGTGGTTATAAAGACTTTGATGCCTGTGTTGCAGCAAACAAAGATAAAGATGATCCAAAAGCATATTGTGGGTATCTTAAACATTCTGTTGAAAAAGCAGATATTATTTTTAAAGCAGATAAAGATGAAGAAGATAAAGATGAAGAAGATAAAGATGAAGAAGATACAGATGGAGGACAAGATCACAGTAATACAGGTATGACTTCAAGTCAATATAATCAAGATCCACCAAATGAATTTTCAACAAAAAGTTTTAGTACGGGAATCAGAGTTGCTGGACAAGAATATAAAAATGGTTCTGGAGAATCAACACAAGTAACAAAAATTCCAAAGCAAAAAACTAGACGAGTAAAAATAGCTTCTTTAATTACAAAAATTAAAGCAAACGACCTCAAGATAACAACCACTCAAAACAAGCTAAAACGTATATAAACACAATATATATATACTCAGCAAAAGTTTTATATATTAATAACATGGTTAAAGAAATCCTAAAAGAAGACACTGAGAAACGTGACGAAGAAGAAGACGAAGAAAAAGACGAAGAAGAAGAAGAAGAGGAAAAAAATGAAGAAGTCGAGAAATCTGCTTCTGAACTCTATGATAGCTTCAAATCTATGCTAGATTCACAAACCCAACTGATCGAAACTCAAAAAGCAATCAGCGAAGTCATTTTAAGTATAAATGACAGACTAGGTGCTATTGAGAAAGCAGGTGGTTCTTTTGACACAAAAGATCACAAAGGTACTGATAAAGACATAAAATCTGGTTCAGAAGTCAAAGTAGGCGAAACACCATATCAAACATATGAGCAAGCCGAACTTGATGCCGATGGAGATGGACATAGCAAAGATAAAGTCACTGTAATCGGAAAGACTACAGAAACACCAAGACCTTCTGCTCCTATAGAAACTGTTAACAAGTCTTATTCAAAAGACTTTTCACCAGTTCTGAAAGATGCAAGAGAGGTAGGGTTTGCAGATCTTTCACGTATTGCAGAAAATATTCGTACAGGAAAATACTACGTACCATCCGAGGAAGAGGTAGGGTTCTAAAATGGTTCAAGTAAGAACAATTGATGAACTTGAGGCTCTGTACTATGGATATAATAGAAACCTGATCAGAAAAGCTGACGCACCTGTAGTAACAAGCACTTCAGGCGTTTTTAACGCCATATTTGGTGCTTATGCATGGGCTCAACTGAACTTAGAAGCAAACGCATTTGGTATATTACCAAAACATGTTTGGGATAAGTCCGGTTGGCGTGTAATTACTGCAAGACCAACTGTTACAACTGTTAACGGTAACACCAGTTTAGGTGGAACTGCTGAGGGTGGTAACATTGCAGAAACAGTCAAACCAACTTTGCAAGAGATTGATATCAGACCAAAGACAGCACAACTGTCCTTCAGTGCATCTGAAGTAATGGAATGGTTAGCAACTCACAGCAAAGATGACATTTGGGGTGGACTAGGTTCACTCAGATTGTATATGGCTGTGCAACACAAAGAGTTCTTAAATCAAATGCTGTTGGCAGATGTTGAAAAACAAGCTGCTGATGCAAGTGCTAACTATGCTGGAACTACCAACTTTGAAAGCTTGGATAGAATCATATCAGCAGATGCAGAAGAAGATGCTCTAGGTGGAAGCTATGCTAATTACTATGATCCTTGGGCAGCAAACGCAACCATTGATCGAGATACAGGCACAACATTTGATTCGACAGTCGAATCAGCTTCAGGTACAATTGGTACAAATGGCGTACTGACTGACGACACACTGAGAACTTTCCTACGAAAGATCAGAATCGCAGGCGGTAAAGATCCAAACGTTTTCCTAGGTTCACACGAGGTCTATTCCGAAATTCAAGGACTGTATATGCCATCTGTAAGAATTCCAAATCCTTACGGTGAAGCACTAGTTCAAGTTGATGTAAACGGAATTAGCACATTCAAAGGAACCGGAGTAGGAATTCATGTAGATTCCATTTATGGAATTCCATTCATCCCAAGCAAAGATGCACCAAGAAATACTGACGATTCTTCCGAAATTGGAAGATTGTTTGCACTTGATACATCTGATGCAGAAGGTTATGGATATCCAAGAATTGGAATTTCAATAGCAATTCCAACCGAGTATTACGAAGCAACTCGCAGAACACCAGCATATCCGTTTGTAAATAACGCTTTCGTTGAGAAAGGTGTTTACAGAACTATGGGTGAAACTGTGTGCAGACACTTCAAATCTCAGGGTAAAATTAGAGACATAAAGCTCTAAATAAACTCTTTTTTTTATTTTAAAAACTTAAATAGTAAAAACATACTAATTAATTATATGAATAACCAATTTGAAATTGATAAAAGTTTAAAAATTTTACTGTGTTTTAGTGTAGGTTATGCACCTCATCACAAACAAGAAATTGAGAAAATTTTGGATAATATTAATTTAAAAGAAAACACATAAATAAAAGAAAAAAGCTGTCATCTACATGAATATATTTGTGTTAGATTCTAACCCCAAAAAATGTGCAGAAATGCATTGTAATAAACACGTTGTAAAAATGATACTTGAATCAGCACAAATGATTTGTACAACTCATCATCTTTATCCAAACAACACCATAAATTATGTTATTCCATATAAAAAAACACATGTTAATCACCCATGCAATAAATGGATTCGTGACTCTTTATCCAACTACAATTGGTTAGTTAACTTAACTAAGTGTTTAAATACTGAATACAGGCACCGGTATGGTAAATCAGATCACAAGTCTTGGTTAGCAATCAAAGATTTACCATTACCAAGTCTACCTGATATCGGTCTTACACGTTGGGCTAGAGCAATGCCTGATGAATGTAAAATCAATGATAATGTTATACAGTCATATCAAAATTATTATTTGACTAAAAAGCAAAACATACTTCAATATAAAAACCGTGACATTCCAAAATTCGTAAAAATGTCTTGTGTAATTAATACTTAGTTAATTAAATAACTTAACTAACTTATTTAATTAACTAACTCTAATGCACGTTAGCTAGTATTAGGATCTTCAATAAGCTTACCCATGTTAACACAAAATGTGTTTTGACAGTAGTAGAGAACTTGACCAGTTTCACCTAAAATTACAGCATATGCTATCATCCAACACACAGGACACGTTCTGTTACTTACAAACGAGTGAATTTCTTTCAATATATCTTTATATATCACCTTTGTTTTAAATAGTTAATGGCTATTACCACATCTGTAAGTGATTGGACAGCAGCTAACGTTTCGAAAACTCTGAGCATACAAAGTGCTCTGAACTCGAAATTGAGGTTGTACAAAATCAAATGCACGGCTGGAGGAAGCGACACGTATTCTACAAACGGTGTTTCAGCAGATCTGAAACAATCAAGAATATCAACCCTAGTATCCGTGATTGCAGAAACTTCTAGTCTAAATGTGCTTGTCAAATATGACAAAAGTGCAGAAAAGATTAAGTTGTATGAAGCATTAAATACCACAGCAGGTGGGTTTGAAGAGGTCGCAAACGCAACCTCTATTGCAAACGCAACATTTGAATTTCTAGTTATAGGCTACTAGAGTCCGTAAAAAGCCCTCTTTTTTATCTTAAAGTTTATATATACGAATAGACAAAACAGAGTATGGTTGAATATAATCACAATGTAAAAAATATTGACGGAACCTCGGTTTTAGTGAAAGGCTCACATGGGGTAGTAGTTGGAGTTTTTGTAATGATTCCGGCTAGCGGTTCAACTTTAACTTTCCGAAATGGAAATGACGCTTCAGCACCAATTGAATTTACAGTAAATGCAGATAATACCGTGTCAATATTTCAAATAAATAGGCGTTTTGAAAACGGTATTTTTGTGTCTTGTTCGTCAAACACTGTTAGAGCCTTAGTGGTTTTTAAGTAGTAAATTTAAATAGTTATTCTTTTTATATAAACTATGGCTACCACCTATTGCAGTGTAGAAGATGTTTCAGATTTCCTTAGAATACCAATCACTGCAACCACATTTCCAAATACAACTCAGGTTGAAAAAATTATCAACAGAAAAGAAGAGTATCTTGACAGAAGAATAGGCCACACTTTTGGAAGAGAAAAAACAATTAAAAATGAAACACATGATTTGGCCTTGCTTTATATATATGGCTGGGGTACTCCTATTTATTTGCAACATAGAAATTGCAAACCCTTAGATCTTAGTAGTGGAGACAAAATAGAAGTTTGGATGGGGGCTTCATCGACATATGAAAACATATTAGGTAACACACAATGGTATGAATTTAATGAAACTTATGGCAGATTATTTCTACGAGGATATTTGTTTTCTATTATGAGAAATTATAGAGTTAGAGTAACTTATCGTTACGGTGACGAAACGGTTCCAGACGACATAGAAGACGCATGTGTTAAATTAACTTGTATTGATTTGCTCAATACTAGTTTTAGAATGGATACACTACCTATGGGAGGAAGTGGCATAACCCCAGATAAATCAATGGTTCAATGGAAAGAAGATATTGAAGACGTAATACAACAAAGGAAAGAAGTGTTTGTTATTCCATGAGTTTTTTCAAACGAATTGCGGCTTCTATTTCTAAAATTATTAAACCACAAGAAAAAACTTCTTATTTAAAACTTGATTTAATAAGGGGAAAAATGTATTTTGTTTCTAATAACAATGACGTTGAAGAATTAACAAACACAGATGATTTTAAACAAGCTTATTTACAAGCAAGAACAGAGGGAATAGCTGCTGGAATTGCAGATGTTACTAATAAAGAGATAGAAATAATACAAGATTTTAATTCTGATGAAAAAATATTAAATAACGTTCCTATTCAAGATGTCAAAAAAATTGAACAAATTTCATATGAGGGTTTAACAGCAAGAGAAACTGGCCGACATTTTGCAGAAACTGCATTAAGAACTACAAGCATAGATGATTATGATACAAAAGAATTAATAGGTGAAACTAAAGAACTGGCTTCAGAATTAATTGAAGAAAAAGATAATTTAAGTAGCAGAACATACGACACGTTTGAAAGAGTTATTAATTGGGTTTTTAGTGTTAAATTAGTAGAAAAAACAAGTCCACACTATTCTCAAAAAGAGGTAGACAGGTTAAATAGCCTGTCATATAACGAAAGAAAAAATGAGATTGATAAAATAGTGTTTAGATTAGTCAGAAAATTAACAGGTGGTTCATCTTGACTGGCGGAGCATCATATGATGCTGCTGATGATTTTGTGGCTTTATTACGTGATTCTTGGTCTTTAAGCCACCCTGTTTTAATCAAAAAGGTTTATGATGAAAAATCTGTTGGGTTTGGAGATGAAAGAATTGACACAATTCTTGTAAATCCTAAACTTGAAGTTATCAATTATTTTAGTCTTTACGGAGTAGATCATTTACACGAAGTAGATCTTCAGGTCGTGGTACGTTCTTATGAAGGATATGAGCATCATAATGACATTATTAATGAGTTTCAAAGAATAGTAAAAAAAAATATAAGACAATCTAATTATATAGATCTTTTATTACGAATGTCTGTGGCTGATTCTGAGCCTTTAAGAAATATGTTTCGACATACATTTGCAGTCAGATACAGGAAACTAAACCCATAATCTTTATAAGCAATATATTTGATATTTAAATAATGGTTCGAACTGGCAATAATGCGTATCTGAAATATGGTTGGGAAACAAGTTTTGGTTCTAGCTCAGCCATTGACAAAAAATTTGGTCTGCAAGATTCACTAGGTTCTTGGTCACTTACGCATAACAGACAAGATTTAGCTGCGTTAAACTCAGTTACATATCAAAAATATGCTTATGGTCAACAACAAGGTAGTTTTTCAGTTGACTTTATGTTATCAAACCCTTGGATTTTTAGATCAGTTCTCGGCTCACCATCTTTAGCATCAAACAAATATACTTGGCCTCATGTAACAAACGGAATAAACAAATCACCACAAACTTTTAGCACAGAAATAGGTTTTAATGCCTCAGATGATGCAAACGGTGACATTGTTAGAACACTAAAAGGATGTGTTGCTGACTCACTTTCAATCAATACCAGTGTTGGTGGAATGGTAAATTGCTCATTAAGTGCAACTTATGGTGACGAAGATACGCCAACTTTTACATTTGGCACACCGCCAAGTAAACCAACAGTTGAATTTCCATATACATTTGCTCACGCCAATTTAAAATGGGATGGAGCTGATGTTGCACAAGTGCAAGATGTTTCAATTAATATTAATCAAACACCGGCACTGCTTTATGGCTTAAATTCAAATCAGGCAGTAGACGCATATAGGCAGGTTTTAGATATTACTGGTTCATTCAGAGCATCAGTTTTAAATAAAAACTTGATAACGCAAATGCTTGAACAGTTAAAAGGCGACTCTTATCAAGAAACAGTTGGAGGCACACCAGAATTAGAATTATCGTTTACTAAATCAGCTACAGAATTTATTACAATAACTGGATCGGGTTTGTCACCATCAGATTTATCCTATGATGGAATTAGACCGAACGAACCAGTATTTGAATCTGTTAATTGGCGAATTAAAAGCATAGTAGTAGAAGCCAAAAATACAGCAAACACCAACGAAGAATAGAAAAGGTTTTTATATCACTGTTATTGTAGAATGTCATGGTTCTGCAGCGTTTTGAAATTGATTGGGAAGGCAGAAAAGAAACAATAGAATATGAAGACGATCTAACGTTTGGAGAATTAGAAGCGATCCTTCATAACACTTTAGACATGGCAGATATAACAAAACCAAAAGTGAATATTCCACAATACCGACAAGCAGTATTACTTAAGGTACTAAGAAAAGCTCCATTTCAAACAGGAGACGCAGTTGCTCTTAGAAACCTAAAATCTAGTGTCGCAAAACAAATAATCACAGGAGTTATGAAATCGTTCCCTTTAGCGAAATTCTTGGAGGATTGGATGGAAACTTTCGTAGGAACAGAAAATACTCAGAGTTAGTGGCTAGCGTTTACTATTTTTGTGCTACGGAATTTGGCTGGGATCAAGAAACTGTTAACAAACAAACCATAACATATTTGAAAAACCTTCTTGATTATCATAAAAAAGTCACTAGTAAGGTTTTTAATCCACCCCCACTCTCAAAAATCAAAAAATGGAATTAGAAACTTTAAATAGAATATTATATATAAATTTGCATGGCAGATAAAAAACCCTCTGAGGCTACAGTAAAAGTAGGCGGAGTAGATGACATAGAAAGAATTGAAAAAGTAACAAAACAACTTCTAGATGAGGTACAAAAAATAGGCAAAACTTTTGATTCTTTACCAAAATCTATTAAAAAATCACTAGATCAGTTAAAATCATTTCAAACTAGTAGTGCAAACAGCAGCTTATCTGATTTTGAAAAGAAACAAAAAATAATTAATGATGGGTTGATACGAGTTAGAAAAGAATCAATAGAATTAACAAAAGAAGCAAATTTGGAATTAAGCAAATATCAAAGAATTATTGAACAAGAACATGCCGAACATGTAAAACAAAACAAACTGTTGATTGAAGAAAGAGAATTAAAGAAAGAAGAAATTAAAACCAAACGACAACAAATGAGAATGATTCAATCTATGGTCAATTTAGGTGGAGGTACTGGTCAAGGAGGTTTACTAGGTGCTGCAATGGGAATGTTTTCGGGCGGAATTGGTTTAGGTGCTGGATCTGGAACAAACAAGCTAGGTTCTCTTTTTTCAAAAGCAGGTGAAAAAATGATAAATTATCAACAACAAGCTAGAGGAGCTGCATTTAGTCGAGATGCCATATCTGGACAACAAGCATCAAGCAAACAAAAAGAATTTGCAATGAGACATCCACGATTATCAAAAATAATGTATGGTGAAGAAGGTTCAAGGGGTGGTGGAATTGTTGGGGCTGGTGGCGGCATAATGAAATCTTTGGGCGGTCTTTCGGGTGGTTTGGCTGGTTTTGCTGCCGGTGGAATTTCTGCAATTATTTCTAAAGGATTAGAATCATCACCCATGTTTCAAGCAATTTCAAAAATAATGAATCAGGCATTTTCACTTATACTTAGACCCATTGGTGACTT